TTGTTGTTATATTTGAATAAGTACACTGTGTTTGTTCTCAATAGAGATAAGTAGTTATCAAACCCTTTCTGAATGTTCTTCACAACTGGTTCAGATAGTGATCCATCACTCTTTACTGCATTCATAATGAGTCCGAAAACATTGTGTTCTAAGTATTTGTAGAAAGTGAATAGAGCCAAGTAGAGTAACTCCTTTGCAATTCTTCTGTTGATCTCTTCTGCACCGTCTTTCTTATGAATCGAGAGATAATCCATACCCTGTTTGGTGTAAATAGAGTATAGGGTAAGTATCATGTTTCTTATCTTCTCGATTGATAATTGATTATTGACTTCACTTATTTTTAATTGATGCTTTTTCAAAATATCTTTATTCATTGGACCTACATATAATTGATCTCTCATGGTTCTTACATCTGCGATTTTTCTATCTTCCGTATTTTTATCATACACTTTGAAAAGGTTACCACTCAAAAACATATTAACTGTATTATCGCCTTCAATTTTTTCTTTAATTTTTATCTGTTCTGATTCTACCCCTAATTTTTTACCTGATTTACCATCAAGAGTTCCAAAATTTACCATATTCAAATCCAAATAACAATGTTGAATATCCAAATTCTTGTCTATATTGCCTGTTATCAACCCAGTCAATGGAAAATCTGGTAAAACATCATCAACACGAATATTCGTTACCTGCTCATGGAACACACTGTTAATCAAGTAACTTAATCCGATATTACTAGTAGTGAAGATTGGTCCGAGAGATGGTATAGTTAAATCTAATGCTCTAGATGTAACAAATGGTTCAACAGTTTTGACCAAACTATCACAATTGTAGTAATCCTGTTCTGGTGTAAGTGCGAATATCTCTTCTGGTCTCCCATCAGCCTTTATAGAATCTACCGTTCCCACATTCTTCCTCTTATAAACTCTCTTTGTTGAAGTCAGATCAGCACCAGTGGATACAGCATTTTGTGAACAACCTAATGCAGTTCTCGCTTGTGGTCGTATATCTCTCAAATACTTATTGTATAAATATGTGTATGTACTGTTGATAACGTTTTGTGGCAAATCTTCATCATATTTCCAATTCATGATGTATGTATTAAGAGGACTCTTGAAAACATACTCTGATGTGTTCTGAGCAAACATACCAGCCATACTTCTTGATGCAGCGATCTTCTTGAACCAAGATAATGTACTTGTTGCATCAACTGTGTATTTCTCCAATTTGTCAATCTCCTTAATAAATCCCTCAACTAAATCTTCACTATTACTTGTAGATAGATCTCTCAATAGTTGATTGAGAATGTATCCGTGATAAATTTCCAACATTTTTGGAACAAAAGCTTTGTCTACAGTGTGTTCTGTATTAAATTTAGTTATCTTTTGAATAAGTTTGTATATGTTTGCATTACCTTCTGCAGAAGTCCTGATACCTCGAAGTTTTTTACTTATATCTTCGGTAGAGTCAGTGGCTTTAATCCATTTATCGTCCGAAAGTAAATGATGTCTAAAGGGCATCTTAATATATAATAAGAACATATTTTTTTTCAATAAAAAACAATTAAGAACATCCGAGTATATCAACCTCTTGTCCTGCAACTAGTGAACACCTTGGCAAATCCAATCCACTATCTGTGTACTCAATCTGTTTATTTGATAATGCATATAGAATGTAACTAACAATTAAAAGTTCAAGAAATGTGTAGACATGTAACATCTCAATATCAATAGTTTCACCCAATGATGCTTTAGCAATAGCTAAACTACCTGGTATACCATATCTTGTAAACTCAACTGTGTAAGTATAATCCTTCTGATTATATACAACTCTACCTATTGTACAAACTGGCATTCCTTTGTCAATCTTGTAGATACAATGTCCATCAAAACCGATTACCAATTGTGATTTAATAGAGAATATTGAACCTTTAGCAAAAGTCATTGAAACACCTGTGGAAGATTTAGATACAGTCACCCTATTAGATGCATAATTCTTCTTTCCAATTGCAATCTTTATTGTAGAACTTGTTATTTGTAACAATTCTGTACCAGTTGTTGTTATTAAGAATGTTGTCTTGGATTGTTTCATAGTCAATTCCCTCAATGAGTCATAAACGGCTTGTCGGAAATCAATTGGTTTGTATAAGGAGAAGAATTCTGTGCTTATCTCTATTAATTGTTTTATAATTGGGTTTGTTTTAAAAATTGTGGTGTACTGTGTATTTTTAACAACCATCTTATTTGATGTATTCTGTTTTGTACTCTGAGGTGCTATAACAGTTCTAACTACATAGTAATAGAGATCATAGAGGTATACACAGAACAGTAGAGATTGTGATATGTCTCTAGGTGTTGTCATCATTGTGTTTAACTTTTCCATGTCGAATTTTACACCAGCATATGTTTCGTAGAAGAATCTTTTGGTTATGAAACCTATAAATATTGTAGCAATTATTCCTTTATTAATAATATATGAACTTTGAAAAGCAGTTTTTGCAACATTGTTGATATTATTCATTGGATCAATTAGTAAGGATCTGGTGATTTGTGCATAAGATTCATTCATCTCTTGTATGATCAATTTCACTTTTTGGTTTGTGCTATTTTGTAGAATATTGAATAGGTTGTACTTAATTGCACATAATAAAACCGTAATAAAATCGAAAAGTGATTTTTGATCAACATTTTTCAATATACTTTGTAAACTGTTCTTATTGAGTGAACACAATGTTTTCTTTGTGTTCTGGGTTATATCACTATTCATCATTATTGCAATAATAACAATGACTATGATATTGGGGACATCTCCAATACCAAACATTGCTAATGTTACTTTGTTCACTACATTATTACCAAAAAACTCTTCAGATAGAGCATATAAATAATCACTTTGAGACATGTTCTCCCTTTTGGTTTTTATATTGAATCTCCCTTTCTTCTTACATAGAGTTTTTGATCTGTTCTTTATTGGATTATTTGTTGGATTTGAGAAAGATGGAAAATTTGGTAAATTAATCATATAAATATATGAATATTTTATTTTATGATAAGATGCTTAGTTAAGGTTATTTCTTCCAGCCAAGTAGTTAGATGGTGATATTCCATCAAGACCTAAGTGTGGTGGATTTGGGTATGCACTGAATGGGAGAGATGCTGCTAAAATATTACTTCCCATTGTTGAGAACAGAATGAAGAATATTATTGTCAAAATGATAATTGAGAATACAGACACAAAGTTCACTTTCTTCAACGCACCTAATACAATCAAACATGCCAAAACTAACGCAACCACAAAATACATAACAACTCTACTAACAGATATGATTGGTACTCTGAAACCACGTGTATTTAAATGTAAACTTGGCAAATGACTTCCACAATCCTTATTAAGATTTTTGTTTTCCATGATATATTATATACTACATTTTATTTTTTTCTTGTCGATGTTTTTTTGCCAATGTTTTTTTTTATAAAAAAGTATGTTCACTCATGAATTACTACAGCCCACAGAGTCATCATTGTTGGATCTGTGAAAGTAGCAATGTTCTGAACCGCCGTCTTCTTTAATGGTGTTTCTCCATCCTCCAAGAATACCAATCCACATGCAGGTGTATAGTTCGGACTCATCTGTACAAGGGTAACACCTCTAACGTAAGATACCTGAGCACACAAGTAGAAACTATGTGCTGAGAAACCATCTGTATTGGTGATATCCTTTGCAAATTTGTCGAAAGCTGGTTGCAACTTTTGACATGCAAATACACTTGTCAAATCAGTGTCCTCTGCAGGAGTGTGTCTGTCCATAAACATGAACTTCACGTTGCGACTCTCTGGATTCTCAATGAGAACAGCGTGTCGCAACTTCTCTGATCTAATACCTTCTGCACTAAAACGATGTTGAATGTCATCACCACAATGATCACAACTAGATCCATATCCTGTATTTCTAAAATTACGTTTCAATGTGCAATTGTATGTACCATCATCAGATCGAGTATAGCCAAAAACAACGAGATCGTTGTAGTTTGAATTTTTCTTCTCAGTGATTGCTGACACAAACACACTACCATTTCCAGCAGAAACTAGAGTATCCATTTGTGGATCAACACGTTTGCAAGTAATCTTGTAATCACCATATAGCCTATCCCGTGTTCGTTCATAAACAGGTTTCATTCTAATTGGTGCACCAGCCGGTGTGTCAAAATCTCCACCAGGAGTCAAACTTGACTGAACTTCCGGTGCGGAAGTTTGTCTAGTCAAAACTGGCATAGTAGGACATGTATTTGCATTCTCCTCAAAAATAGGCGGTAGCATAAAATTGCTCCCAACTAAAGAGGGTAGCACAAAGTTACCCAACGAAGGTGAAACAAAGTTGCTCGACGAAGGTGGTATAACATGATTTCCTAGTGGTGGTGCTACAGGTGTTGATGTTTGATAACGCGTTGGCAATGTTGGTTCAGCAACTTCTTCTTTCCAGGATTTTCCAGTTTTGATACCAAAGTTCTCCTGTTTGCATGTACCACATTTTTCTTGATCGTTAAAGCACTCAGCACACAGTGGATGTCCACAAGGCATCATCAAAATTGGTGTGTCTTCATGAGTATCCCAACAGAACTGACAACGTGTTGAAAAATGTTCCTTTCCAGAAGTTATTTTCAACATGTTATCAGTCAAGGGATGTACAGGAATCTTCTTTGCGATAGACGCTGAATCTCCGTGCTTCTCCGTTGTCAAACAGTGAAGACAATAAAAACCATCTTTGTATGCAGCAATCAAAGGAAATCCTGGAGTCAACCCCACAGAAACTATCTTATTAGCTCCATCAGCTTCCCAGAACTCAATATTGGCAACGCCTAGTTGCTTTGCACACTTCAAGCACTTTATGTCGGATGGTTCAGTGTCTGAACAATACTTAACTAGCGAATTAATCGAAGTCATGCTATAACAATTAACATGTGAACACATAGTTTTTTCTCTTCAATTTTTTTTCTGTCACAAAAAAAATAAAAATGAAAATGGCGAGATATGATTTAAAAAAATATTAATAATTATATAATACACATTATGAGTGATAATTTTACTAAAGAATTAAATTCTCAAGATGGATTGGAAAATATTGCTGGATTGCAATTCAGTATATTTAGCCACAAAATGATTGACGAAGGCTCAGTAGTTGATGTTCTCACTGCTGATACGTACAATGGTTCTATCCCAGTTCCTAAAGGACTGTTCGATGCTCGTATGGGTTCGATTGATAAGTACATTATGTGTCAAACAGATGAGTTAGATAACAAGACCTCTCCAGGTTATTTTGGTAGAATTGTTCTGCCAAAACCAGTTTTCAACTTCAACTTCTTGCCGTATGTGGAAAAATTATTGAAATGTGTATGTTTTAGGTGTGGAAATGTTCTCTTTAACAAGAGTGATCCAAATGTTATTAAGAGACTTGAAGGAAAGACAGGCTATACACGTTTCGTTGCTGCTGTCGATCTAGTGTCAAAGATCAAGATGTGTATCAACAATAATGGTTGTGGAGTTTTTCAGCCAAAAAAGTACACACGTTTGACGATTGATAAGATTCAAGAGAAAGATTGGATTGTCAAGATTATTGGTGAATTTAACCAGAATGCGTTCAAAGATCCAAATATACCAAAAGATCAGAACTTTACTCCTGAAATGTGTTATAAGATCTTCTCGAAGATTAAGAATAGTGATGTTAAACTGTTGGGTTTCTCGCCAAAGTATAGTAGACCAGAGTGGATGATTATTAAGAATCTGCCTGTTCCACCACCTTCTGTGAGACCTTCTATTAGACAGGATAACAATCAGCGTTCTGAGGATGATCTTACATACTCGCTTTCACATATTACAAAGCAAGTGAAACTTTTCAGAGAGAAATTGGAAAGTGATAGTAAGAAGGATATCTCGTTGTACCACGGTCTCTTGCAATACTATGTTACAACGTATATGAACAATGACATTCAACATGTTAATCCAATCAATCAAAGAACATCTCAGAGACCCCTAAAGGCATTAACACAGAGATTGAAAGATAAGGATGGACGAATGAGATGTAACATTCAGGGTAAGAGAGTCGATTATTCGGGTCGTACAGTTATCTCTGTAGATCCTAATATTAAGATCGATGAGTGGGGAGTTCCAATGAAGATTGCAATGGATCTCACTTACCCAGAGATTGTTACAAAGTTCAACATCAACAAGATGTATAAACTTATGAAGAATGGACCAAATACCTATCCAGGTGCTAAGTTTATTACGAAGATGTTTAGAAATGAGTTGGGAGAGAAGAATCCAAGTGTGTTCAGTTTGCATAAAATCAATCTGAATGTGACATTGGAGTATGGTGATGTGGTTCACAGACATTTGCAAGATGGTGACATCTGTCTGTTCAACCGTCAGCCGTCTCTTCACAGAATGAGTATGATGGCTCATAAGATTAAGGTTATGAAGTACAAAACATCTCGATTGAATATTACCATTTGTAATCCTTACAATGCTGACTTCGATGGAGATGAGATGAACATGCACGTGCCACAGAGTATCGAGTGTGTTGAGGAGCTTAAGAGAATTGCATTGGTAACTACTCAGTTGATCAGTCCTGGTAGCAGTTCTCCATGTACACCTATTGTACAGGATACTATTATTGGTGCTTATCTGTTGACAAAGGATGAGAACAGACTTACAAAGTCTGACATTGATAATCTTATGATGTTCAATGATAATTTCTCAAACGAGTTGCCTGAACCTGCAGGAAAGAATGAGTATGGAGAGAATTATTGGGATGGTAAGCAACTGTTCTCAATGATTCTTCCAAAGATTACAATTAAGACTAAGACTATTGAGGTGAAGAAGGGACAGATTACTGATGGTTACTTGATGAAAGATAGTTTGGAGAGTTCAACTAATGGATTTATTCATCAGATCTACAATGCGTATGGTGTTAAGGAGTGTTCTAACTTCTTGAACAATACACAAGATTTGATTACTAAGTTCATGACCTCTCAGAGTTTCAGTATTGGATATGGTGATTGTATCATTCCAAAGGAGATTATTGAGGAGAACAAGATTATTATTAAGGAGAAGATAGATGCTATTGACAATGTGATTAGATCTGCACAGGAAGGTGTGTTCAAACCGGAATTGGATAAGAAGTATCACAGAGAGGCATTGGAGAAAGAGATTATGCAGAATATTAATGAGGCTACAAATTTGATTGAGAAAAATTTGGCGAATAAGATCGATGCTACTAACTGTTTCATGAAGGCAGTTAGTTCTGGATCTAAGGGTAAGACAGTTAATATCAGACAGATTTTGGGAGCTGTTGGACAGCAGGAGGTTTGGGATGAGAGACCTACAAATGGTTTCACAGATCGTGTACTCCCACACTTTGCTAGAATGGATATCAGTCCATCTGCAAAGGGTTTCGTTCAACACTCTTATGCTGAGGGTATGTTGGCAGATGAGATCTACTTCCACGCTATGACGGGAAGAACTGGTGTTATTGATACTGCTATTAAGACTGCGGATTCAGGATATATTTCCAGAAAGTTCATTAAAGCAACTGAGGATTTAGTTGTGAACTATGATGGAACTGTTAGAAACACAATGGACATCATCCTACAGTTTAAGTATGGTGATGATGGTTACGATCCAACTAAGTTGGAGAAAGTGCCAATCACATTGATCAGATACAGTGATGATGAGATGGCTGATCTGTATGCTTACGATTATGAAGATGCAGATGACAAGAGTTATTGGTTGGGATTCATGACTGATGAGGCTGCAGAGAAGACTATTAAAGAGGATGATCTTCACAACAAGTTGGAAGATGAATTGGATAGGATTTTTGATGGTCGTGATATGATTAGGAATGAGTATTGTAAGAGTTGCGAGTTTGTCAGAGATGCAAACACTTATGTGCCAGTTAACTTCTACAGATTGATTGCGATTATTAAGGAGGACTTCAATATCAAGTCATACAGTTTGACCGATATGTCACCAATCTATGTGATTAATAAGGTTAGTGAGTTGTTCGATGATATTACACAGTTCTCATTGGAGAAGAACCACAACCTTGAGATGCACAAGTTGGTCTACTTGACGTACTTGACATCAAAGAACATTCTGTATCATCACAGATTTAACAAAGTTGCATTCGATTACATGATTGAGAAGGTTAAGAATAAGATTTTCGAGTCATTCATTACACCTGGAGAGACAGTTGGAGTTATTGCATCGCAGACTTGTGGTGAGCAGTCTACTCAGTTGACTTTGAACACTTTCCACTTGGCTGGTGTCGGTTCTGGTTCTAAGGTTATTACGAAGGGTGTGCCGAGATTGAGAGAGATTATTCACTTGAGTAAGGAGATGAAGATTGTTGCTATGGAGATCTATTTGAAAGAGCAGTATAGAACATCACCTGAGCAGGTTGATATCATTGGAAGTGAGATGTTGTACACTAAGTTGTCGGATGTTGTTCTGAGAACTGATATCATCTATGAGAGTGATCAGACAATGTCTGGAAATGAGGTTGAGGAGTTCATTGTTGTTTACAATGAGTTTGATGAGTTGTTTGATTTGAAGAATGATAAGTGTATGTCAAAGTGGGTGTTGAGAATTGTGTTCAATAAAGATAGTCTCATGAATAACAACATCAGTGTGTCTAAGATTCAGGAGTTGATCTATCAGAAGAGTGGAAGTAATGACATCAAGTGTGTGTTCAGTGATGATAACTCTAGTGAAGTCATCTTGAGAATCAACGTTGTTAACGACGGAGATACAAACAACTTAGACTTCATTAAGGATATTGAGAAGAATTTGATGAATATGACTATTACTGGTATTAAGGGAATTGAGGAGATTTGGAAGGTTGATGGAAATGTAATTAGATACATGGATGATGGTTCATACAGACATGAAAAGGAGTTGTTACTTACATGTAATGGAACAAACTTGAGAGAGATTCTGGCAAATGATAAAGTTGATATCACCAGAACTAGATCGAATAACATCAATGAGATCTATGAGATCTTCGGAATTGAGGCAGCAAGAGCTCATATTATTGAGGAGTTATCCAATGTGTTCGATAATGGCTTGAATCCAAAACATATCGATATGATTGTTGACTTGATGACATACAAGGGTAGTCTGATTCAGATTGCACGTCACGGTATCAACAGAAAAGAGGACACTGGACCAATCTCTAAGGCATCGTTCGAGGAGATGATGAACATATTCGTGAAGGCTGCTGTGTTTGCAGAGACGGATAATATGAAAGGACCATCAGCAAATATGTTGGCTGGTCAGTTCTGTAAGTCTGGTACGAACTCGTTCGATATCCTTATGGATACAGACAAGGTCATCAACAGTCAGTTCGAAGACACATACAATGAGTACAAGAACATTGATAAGGATGATATTGGAACAGATGACTTCGATTCATTCATTTCGAATGAGTTTGGAAAGAATAAGGAGGTAACAGATGACGATTTCAACTTCGGAATCGATCTACCAACCACAAAGCTGGACAATGTTGAGCTTCCAAATATCGAGATTGAGATCACGAAGAACAACAATGTTGTTAAGAATATCACAATTGAGAATGACAATGTCAACCTTGGAAATATTGACATTAATGAAGAAATCGATGATATAACAACTGAAGATGAAGGTGAAGATGAAGGTGATGTCTTCGGAAATGATGAATTTGAAGAGTTGGAAAGTGATCAAGAAGACGATGAAGTGGGAAGTGACGAAGTAAACGACGAGCCAGAGAGTGACGAGCCAGAGAGTGATGAAGAAGACCTTGAAAGTGATGAAGAGCCGGAAGACATTGAAAGTGATGAATAAAGCAAATTAACAGTTATTGTGCCACAATAACACACATGAATAAAACTATTACATTTTTGCTGTTATTGTAGGAAAGTTATGAGATTTTTCATCTTCACATTCCTATAAA